CCATTTTGTGGTTGAGCTTGGGTACAATTATCATATATTTTACCAGCATAACAATTATGATCTGGTTGACCGTCATCATTATTATCAGTTGGGTCATTTAAATCACCACAATTCCAATCGCAAAATTTTTCTTTACCCCTACCTCTTTTTCTTTTTTTACTTTTATATAAAAACGCATATAATGAACCATTAACCCAGTCATTGTAAAAATTAAATTTTACCATATTAAGTGCTAATGCTAATTGTGCAGACATACAATCTAACCATTTTGAACCAACTGGGTCCGCTATTTTAGGGTCTTCAGTTGCATCAAAACCTGGACATGATTGACAACATCCTATGCAGTATCTTTGTTCATTACATTTCATCACAATATAGGGGATGTAATTAATAGGTCCATCACCAGGTATTAAGGCATTTACGACTTGTATAATACCATTTATTACTGTAACTAATATGTTTACAAATATTATTAAAACAATAAAAATACTATAAATTAAACAAAGTACTTGAAATAAGTAGAATGAAAACCCTGATGCAGCATTTGCATTTAAATCAAGCCTATTGTATGGGAAAGGTGTGTTTTGTGTATCTTCAATATCCTTTATACCTATATATTGGTTTGGAAAACCTTGTCTTTCATATCTAGTTATATGATTTGCAACTGTATATATTTTATTCCAATATAAATCAGTAAAACTATCATCCCTAGTTTTTTCACTAAAATTAAAATCTACGTCAGCACTTGTTTGCGGATTATGTGGTATTAAATATTTCGCCCTACTTCTTAACCTACCTTCACCACCACTAGTGTTCATACCTACTCTAAATCTAACTCTAGCTCTGGTTGGTATACCCTTATTTGGGTCATCAGTTGGTGTTATATTTCCAAATTCATCAGTCGTTATATAATCTAAATTCATTGGGACTTGATAAGCCCAGGTTCCATTTTCATCAATTAATTCACCACCTTCAACATCGTACCTTTCTATTGAACCATCCGATGCTTTTCTAATCATTTCAATCCTACCTTCACCAGTAATTACATTTTTAAATTTACCCATGTTGGCTCTAGGTTGACAATGTTTGTTTATACCACTCTTATCGTCATCACTAAATATACTACCCATAAAGATAGCACTTGGTACTATGTTTGTTGCTAAGTCAATATCATTTCTAGTGATACCTACTTCACATTGTTCTAAATCACCCCAAAATGGTTTTATGTTAACACTGATTGGTGTTCTAGATTTAATCTGTGATAAAGTATTTAAGTTTTCACTTTGTTTAAATTTACCACTACTTTCAAATAAGTTTTCATTTGAACCTTCTCTAATTAAATCGTAAGGGGATTGTGATAATATACCAATATCTGATATATCAGCATCAACATGCATTTGATGACTACCAACTGGTACACCAAATAACATGAAATCACCAGCATAATTAGTTGTTGTTGTAAATTTATAGTATTTACAATAAACATATTCAACATCTGGATTATCTTGTACTTCTCTTTTATTGAAAAATGAACCTACTGGTGTGAAACAATCATTATCTGTTTCATTATTTTTTGGTAGTAAGTTATACCTTAATGCATCACTATTTTTATCCTGAACTTGTTCGTATGGGTATAAACCAAATATTTCACTATCTTCCTTGTCGATAGCATCAACTGGTATAAAAATAGATACTTTTGCATTTGGTACACCAAATCCATTATTAACTGTTACCCTACCAACTAATACACCATAATCAGAACAGTATTTTCTATATACATCTTCTTGTGATAATTTTAACGATAATATTTCTATAAAGTCAAACTTTTGGTCTATCTTTACATTTAAAAATTTATCTTCACCACCTGGTGTTGTTCTTACCCTTATATTTGACATTTATTTATTTTGATTCAACATTATTTAATAAATCAACCCCATCAAACATTCCATCAGTTTTTGATTTTTTATTTTGACCAAACATTTTAACCATACCTGGTAATAGGTTAATTTCATTATTTTTTAATACTATAACCCTAAATAGTACAACAACAAAAACTGGTATTATTAGAATTGATGAAATAGCTAGAACAATTAAATAAAATATTGTATTTAAAAAATATTTTTTTAATTTAGTACCTACATTTTTTTCGGTTGTGGAATTATTTTCCACAATTTTTGGATTTTTACAATTACAACTCATAAAACTTTTCTTTAATAATAACTATTTTTACTTATAAAGTAAACTATTTAACTCTAACACTAATATCAAAATCTGGCCTTTTTACCTCAAACATAGCATTTGGTTCACCAAATAATTTATAATCATTTAATAAATCAATTTGTCTAGTAGTTAGGTCAACATATGCTTGTGAAATTTCATTTGGTGAGTAATACGCACCACCAACTTTATTATAAGCTCTTATATCAATAACATTTAATACTCCAGAAATATTATTAATTGTTTCTAATAATTGACCTAGATATATATCATCACCCATACCCCATTTTGAAATGTCAAAATAGGATTTTGTTTTATTTATAACTTCAGTTATTATTTGGGCTTGTGGGTATTGTTTTTCAATTGCTAAATCAATTTCAAAACCAATGTTAATTATTTTAGCATTACTAATTTCAATATAATCATTTATCATTCTATAATCAGATAAATAAGTTGCAATATTATTTTGTAGTGTTGTTGTTGATTGATTACTTAATTTACCATTACTATCTAAACTAACTGTATATATTTTAATTTTATTTTGTTCTTCAAAAACACTACATCTAAATGGTGTTCCAAATTCACCTGGCATTAAAGCAATTCTAGTTTGATAATCACTAATTGTTACAGCTCTGTTTTGTGATGAAAAGTTATATCTAACTAAGTTTCTTAATTCTTCAACTGATGGTTCATCTTTACCACCTAAAGCTGGTATTGGATTATTGACTCTTATTGAGTTTCTAACACTTGTGTTCATTGCTGGTGATGACCCATTAATTATAATATCAGAAATCCCTAATTGATTTAAAACATTTGGACCTAAATTAGTTGCGGCACCGCCACCAGTTCTATATTTAACAAACATAGTTCTATTTGCTGTTGGTGTAACCCCAAGTGATGAGTTATTAATAAAGTCACCTATTTTAGCTACTAAAGTTGGGTCAACCCCAAATTCTGATAATGAACTAATATCTTGTGTTCCACCACCAAATATTAATTTCATAAATCCTTTATCAGTATATTCTGTTATGAATTTTTGAACAACTCTTTTATACTTACCAGGTTTTACACCAGCATTATCACTAATTGCTGAATTATTAGGTATGAAAATGGTATCATCAGCTAATGCATCCATTTCATACCACCTTAAATCTTCATTTAAAAATTGGTCTAAAGTTGGTGTACCGTTATAGTCTGTACCTTCTAACATAATAACTGATGATACTGATAAAACATCTTGTTCTGGTAAAACTATTTCAAAAAATGGTCTAACATCTGATGCATTTAGAACTCTTTTATAATATTTTGTGATACCGTTAATAACCATTTCTCTTTTGGTTAATTTATAACTCAATATATTACCGTTATTATCTAAATTTGGTTCCACCAATCTATTTGGTACACCACCAGTTGTAAAAGGTGATGAAAAATCAACATCTTGTGTTGTTTCAAATACTTTACCAGCTCCACTAACTTGTGAACCTTGTCTCATTAATGGTGCGTATGAAATATCAAAACTATCACCAAGTGTTGGTACTACACATGAAAAATCTACAATACATGCTGATGGTCTTTTACCTGGAACTTTAAGTCCATAAGTTCTAGCCATGGATAAAATTGAACTCCTTTCTTGTGCAAAATCGATTTGAGTTTCTTGAAACATTCTATCGGTGTGAAATGATAACATATCACCAACCGCAGCATTTAATTCTAATAACATCATACCAACTGATGCATCGTTAAAATCACCAAATATATCTGGATAGTATTGTTTTACAAAATTGATTAATTCAGACCTTACGTCTGCGAAATTTCTAGCATTATATGATATACCTTGATTTGCCATATTTTTATTTTATTAATAAATATAATTAAATAAAAATTTTAGAAAATACTTATAGGTATTTTTACATTATTAATTATAAATAAGTGTAATTTTATATTGTTATAATGATAAAATCAGTTTCTTTGAATACATCTTCAGTAATTGTATAATCAATTCTAACGTTAGCGTGGTATTCATTATTTGGGTCAGCTTCTATTTTAATATTATCAACATTTAAACTTGGTATATATTTTTTAACTGTTGTTTGTATATCTAATTTAACATCGGAATAAGTTATAGAATCATTCGGTTGAAAGATATATTTCATTAAATCTGTGCCGAATTCTGGGTTATATAACCTTTCACCCTTCCTTGTTAGTAATAAATGCATTAAATCAGCTCTAATGGCTTTACTATCTACATTATTTAATTGTAAGAAGAAACCTTCTTTACTTTCTTGAAAAGGGAAATCAATATTTATATATTTTGATTTTTGTGCCATAACATTTAATTTATTATAAATATCACATCAAAATAAAAATTATAAATAGTAAAATAAAAAAGGGGCCTAAGCCCCTCTTTAATTAACTACCACATGCTTCACAGTCATCTGGATTATCTAGTGAACAAGTTAAACCGTTCATTGCTTCTATTTCTTCAGCACTCATTAAAATACTTGTTGGTTTAGGTATTGTAACCTCAACTTTTGGTATTTCACTTACTATTGTGTCGTCAACACCTAAAGATTGTCTTGCTTGGGTTTTAGAATTACTTCTTAAGTAATACATACCAGTTTTTAAACCTTTTTTCCAACCATAGAATAATGCTTTGTTTAATTTAGCAACATTTGCATCTCTCATGAATAAATTCATAGATTGTGATTGACAAATAAATTTACCCCTATCTGCGGCCATATCTATTAAATTAGATGATTTCATTTCCCAAACAGTTTTATAAATTTCTTTTAAGTTGTTTGGTATTTGTGGAATATTTTGAATTGACCCATTTTCTTTAATCATCGATAATCTAATCTCATCGTTCCATAAACCTAAATCAATAAGGTCAATTACTAAATGTTTATTTACCATTACAAATTCACCAGATAATACATTTCTCTTGTAAATATTTGATGTAAATGGTTCGAAACATTCATTGTTACCTAAGATTTGAGCAGTGGATGCTGTTGGCATTGGTGCTAATAATAATGAATTTGTTGCTCCATAAGTTGTAACTTCCTTTCTTAATGAATCCCAATCCCATCTTCCTGATAATTCGTCTGATTTTACACCCCACATATCAAATTGGAATACACCTTTTGATAATGGTGAACCATTAAATGATGAATAAGCACCAAATGTTTTATCAACAACTAAATTAGAATCTTGCTCTTTTAATCTTTTAACTTCAGCTCTATATTGTTTTTTAGCCATATCTTTTGATGCAGTCATTGATGCAAAATAGATAGTTTCAAATATATCGTTATTTAATTTTTTAGATAAATCATCTTCAAATGGTAAACCTAACATTGCAAATAAATCCGCTAATCCTTGAACACCAATACCGATTGGTCTGTGTCTTAAGTTAGAACGTTCAGTTTCAACAGTTGGATACCAGTTAACGTCTATAACTCTATTTAAGTTTACAGTAACTTGGTAAGAAACTTCGTATAATTTTTCAAAATCAAATGTTCTTAAGGCTTTATCCCTAGATTTTGTTTTACCACTTGGTGTATTTACAAATTTAGGTAAAGCAATAGATGCTAAATTACATACAGCAGTTTCTTCTGGTGATGTGTATTCTAAGATTTCAGTACACAAGTTTGAAGATTTGATTGTACCTAAATTTTTTTGATTTGATTTATTATTTGCTGCATCTTTGTATAGGATGTAAGGAACACCAGTTTCAATTTGGTTTTCCAATATTTGTAACCAAAGTTCTCTAGCGCTAATTGTAATACCTTTACCTTCAGATTCATACTTTTCATATAATCTAGTAAATGCTTTATCAGTTTCAGAATCAACAGCATCAATTAAACCTGGCACTTCAGCTGGGTCAAATAATGTCCAACTTGTATTTGCTTCAACACGTTCCATAAATAAATCTGGAGTCCACAATGCTAAAAATAAATCTCTTGCTCTTTGTTCTTCTTTACCGTGATTTTTCTTTAGGTTAATGAAATCTTGAATATCTGAATGCCATGGTTCTAAATATACTGCAATTGAACCTTTTCTTTTTCCACCACCTTGGTCAACGTAACGTGCAGTTTCGTTAAATACTCTAAGCATTGGTACGATACCATTTGATTCACCATTTGTTCCTTTAATATAAGAACCTTTACCTCTAATTTTATGAATGTTCAATCCAATACCACCAGCTGATTGTGAAATTGCAGCACAATCTGATAATGTTTTATAAATACCTTGAATTGAATCTGAATCAACATCTAATAAGAAACAAGATGATAATTGTGGTTTTCTAGTCCCAGCATTAAATAATGTTGGTGTTGCATGTGTAAAATACCCAGTTGATAACATCTCATAAGTTTTTTGAACTTCTTTAAGATTATCACCCCAGATACCTATTGCAACTCTCATATATAGTTGTTGTGGTGTTTCTGCAATTTGCCCATCTATTTTTAATAGATAAGCTTTCTCCAATGTTTTAAAACCAAAATAATCAAAATTAAAATCTCTATCATGAATAATCATTGATTCAATTTTATCAGTATTTTCTAATACAACATTATATACTTCATCTGAAATTAATCCAGCATTTTCACCAGTTTTTTTATTTACATAGTGATACAATTTTTCAATTGTATCTTTGAAACTTTTATTAGTTTCTTTCTTTAAAGATGTTATAGCAATCCTTGCTGCTAAAACTGAATAATCAGGATGTATTCTAGTCAAAGAAGCCGCTGTTTCTGCGGCTAATTTGTCTAATTCTTTTGATGTAACACCATCATACAATCCTGAGATAACTTTTTTTGAAACTTCCATCGCATCAACATAATCTCTATCTAAATCATATGTTTGTTTTTTTACTCTTGATGAAATTTTATCAAATTTAACTGGTTCGTAAGTACCATTTCTCTTAATTACTCTCATTTTTTTTTATTTCTTTTTAATTAAAAATCACTATCATCACCTTCGAAAGATAGCTTATTATCAGAACTTGAATTTCCAACACCAGATTTTGAATAATCACCAACTCTTTTTTCAAAGAAATTAGTTTTATTTTCTAATGCAATGTTTGCCATGAAATCAAATGGGTTCTTACTATTAAATATTGGCTCACATTTCAAATCGATTAATAATCTATCGGC